AACACGACCCCCTTGCGTTGCGACATCAGTCAGCTTTGCAGGTTTTGTAACGTGTCGTTTCTTATGATTTACAGCATATTGATTTGCCATATTGTCCTTTTTAGATTATAGGTTAAGCAGTTACGAAACAATCAATTTGAATAACCATCTCTTCCCAAACCCTAGTTGCGCCAATATCCATCTCAAAATATGCATATGGAACAAAAGATTTGTCAGACCGTCGCTCAATTTCAGTTATAGGTTCTTCCCAAGAACAGAAAGCCAAACCTTGCGGATGAAAAGCTAACACTTTTTCGTACAGCGTATCCACACCTCCAGTTTGTACTGTAGGCATACCTTCATACCTAATAAACTGGAATCCAGCAAAATAATTGGTTTGTCCTTCAACCAATGCACGGATGTTATTATAATCCGCACTTTGAATTGTTGTTGAATGGAGTAGAGCCTCAATCTGAGCCGCAGAACATACAATGAAATATAGCGGATTGCCACCTTCATCATATTGATCTGCTTCATTTTGAGAAAGAATTCTGCGAGCCTTTAACAATTTGTCGATTGATAATGTTCTCATATCACTTGCCGCATTATCAATACCACTATAGTCAACAGTTGCAGTACCTACTTGAAAATCAACATCAATAAATTGATTTGGGAAATTAGTATCATTCCAAACTATTTCGGTTGCACCGTCCATTACACCGCCATCTGATTCATAAGCAGAACCAAATGCGGCTTCGGCGATTACAGAGTCCATCTTACGAGCCATAGCCATTGACGTAGCTTCTGCATAAGGTTGGAACACATCGTAGTTCATTCTACGAGTATCAAAACCTTCTACGAAGAATCCAGCATTTTTAGGCTGTGCTGATACTCTCCTACGTTGATGGGATATTGCCTGTACTGGCGAATCTGCAAAACGTGCAACTTTGTCTAGTGCTTCGTTAGTTCCGATCTTATCAATGAACTCAGCAACACCTCGACAGTCTGGCTTATTAGTTACAAAATTCCGTAACCGGGTAGTCTTTTGTTGAAGCGCATGTAATACATCAGCAGAATAGCGATGTATATAGGACGTTTCAATATCATAAAAATTAGCCATATTGTTACCATTATGTTAAAAAATTAAATCACAGCACCTAGTGATTATCCACAAAGGGTCACAACAGACTTTTCGGCAGGGCAATTGCTTGTCTGCCTATTATCATTAATTCGGTCTATCCTCCACCATGGAGGAGTGATGTTATCGTACTCGTCTTTGATTTGGATATGCTGTTTTAAACAACTTATCCATTTTATTCATTGCTTGTTTATGTCCGGGATTTTTATTATCCCGATATGATGCTGAAAATTCCTTGTCGCTATACAGAGCCTGAATTTCTGATTGCGCTTGTTGTGGAGAAAGCTGGCTTGTGCCAAGTCCTGTCCCTACAACTAAAGAATCTTCTCCCATAAGTTCACCAACTTTTGAAAAGGCTCGGAGCATTTCAGGATGATTACCCAAGCCTGATTCATCCATAAGTTCGATCAATTCTGGAGATGCAAACTGAGCAAATGCCCTTTTTGCATAATCTAGTTTCCCTTCAAAATTATTACCCCATTCTTTTTGGAGTTCTATTGTTGTGTTAGTTCTTAATTCGTCTAATTCATTAGTAGCATTTGTTTCTTGTTCTTCTTGTATCTCTCCATAAAGGTTTAAGATACTATTTGCTTGTTCTTGACTAAGACCAGTTTGATGAGCAAACTCTCTAAAACCATCTAACTCACCATTTTCATCACCAAATTCATAACCATTGGATTGTTCTGGTCTTCCTATCTTATTATAGAATCCATCCCAACTCTCACCTTCTTGTGGAATTGCTACCATATGTTCAGGATTCCCACCAATCATCTTGACTGCATTAACGTAGGACTTAGCTAGTTTATCTACTGAGTCAAATGTCTGGAGACTAGGTTCTTCCCTCAACCCTGCTGGCATATGGGAAGCATGAAATTCCATTTGAGGTATTTCTTCGCTTGCGACTTGTCCTGAATCATCAGGGGCTACAGCTTCTTCTGACATAATTAATTAGTATTAAGGTTATCCTGCCGATTCCTTTTGGCAAGTTCTTGTTGATCATAGCGTGTACGAAGCACTCTAAGATCAGTATCCACCATCTCTAGAATCTTGAGTACTACACTACGCTGGCCTTCTTGCCATGCAGATAAATACGGATCAGGAGTTGGTGTAGTTTTAAAAACAAAGTGATCTTGTATAAGTTTAGTTAATACTTCTTGACCTTCTTCTGTTGAAAAACATTCTTTATAAATTCTTCGTAGTCTTGATTCACGGTCAAACCAGTCCATTATTTATGTTTACCAATAGAATGATTAATATGGCATCTAGTACAATATTTAGTCTTTTCAACTGGTAGTCCCACACGGAGTTTTGATTTTCTACCTAAATGCTTTTCATATACCTTATTTTGCTTATTCGTTATAATCAAGTCATATTTTTTCCCAGTTTTTTCACGTCTTAGTAAATAATTTTGTATATTTTGACTTGGCAACCATTTATCTATATTTTTTGCACCTTTTTCTATATTAGTCCATTTAGGAATTATTTTTATATTAGAAATGTCATGTCCAAATTCTCTCTTTTTAGCATCTGACCATTTAGCACCACCAAATCTATGAGTTCCCTTTAACGACCATTCATGATCCGCATGCCAACCGCTTTGAAATGGGCTTTTAAAGTCTGAATGTGGATCTTTTGTCCATCCTGCACTTTTATCAGCTAATCTTTGCGCTCTTCCTGCGGCTGGTTTTGTTTCTGTAACAAATTTTTCTCTATCTTCCCAACGTTTTCTGTTATAATGTTCTTTAATAGCATAATATTCATCACTATGTCTTGGTGTACCCATTATGCACCTTCTCTTATTCTTTCAGCTTGTGCAGATTTCTGGTTAATATCTGCGGCAACTTGAGCTTGTTGTAGTTGGGCCTGTTCCTGCTGTTGTCTCTGCTGTTCAGCAACCATTGCATCAACTTCTTCTTTAGTTCTGATATTTGATACAGGTATTTGCAATACTTCAGCAGTATTCTGGAGTATTCGATGAGTATTGAAATACATTGGTATAGTTTGGTCTATCTGAGCAAGTGGCAATATCATCTCTAGCATTTGATTCATTGAACTTATCTCTCCAGATCGCATTGCAATAGAAACAGGATTTAAGTATTCAATCCTAAAATCTTGCATTTCTTCAGGCATTTCTGGTAATAAATACGATCTCATGAGTATATTAACTGTTCTCCTGATAAGCGGATCAAGAAATTCACCTTCCTGCCTTGCTAATATTGGGCCTAGTACAGGCATTCTCTGTCGCATCCTTACTGAAACCTCTGTTGCAGAGAAACGCATTACATCTCCATCTGGTGCTACAGGGCCGGGTAACTCAAGTAAGTCTAGAAAGTAACCTTCCCTAATTGCAGTAATACATTTTGCACTTAATCTTTCTGCATACTCAGGTCTTGCATTAGTTGGAGCTTCAAATATCATATCTTTGCCCCCTAGCCCGACGGAATAATAATTTATTGCATCAGGTGTTGTATCTAGGGGGTCTAGTAGTCCAGAATCCGGTACGAATAGAGGCGGTGAAACCGATTTCTGAACTGCTTTTAAATAACTTTTATCAACTTCTGTTATAAGCCGAATATCTGGCATTATCTCCCAAGTCGGCCCTCTTCCATATATCTCTCGATCCGATCTTTCCCATCTTGCACAGATATAGGGCATTTCATCATATCCTCCTACATTCAGGATTGTTTTTCTGTCTTTCAGGTAATGAATAGATATATAGTTTTTTTTAAATTGGGTATTTTCAGGTAAATATTCAATAATTGTCCAAGTTGGTAATACTGCATGAACTACATCATATTCATCCAGCATTTTCTCTCCATGACCTTTTTCTACAATCTCAGAAGGAAGAGTTTGCGGATCAAATCTTGATACTATATCTTTAGCCGTTTGCTTATAGTTCCTAAATACTGTGTCAATCTCCATCTCACTACCGCTACCCAATATACAATCCGAAAGAGGAAAATTGCGGTAACGAGGGCCAAATCCCGGAACATCTTCAACAAATAGAATTCCAGTTCCAAAAGCTCCTGCTTCAAGATAATATTGGAATACCGCACTTTGAAAGTTCGATATAGGTCTTGACATATGGTGCTGTATAATCTTAGTTGCTTCTTCAATCCATAAAGATACATTACGCTCCTTATCAAGATTAGTATTCCCACTTGTCAATTTAAACCATTCTGCACCCATTGGAGTAAATACATTATGAATATTCGATGCAAATCGTTTTAATAAACGCATTGCGGAACCTTCAAATGCATGATCCATCCGATCTGCACCTTTAGAATGGGTAGTCGTAAAATCAGAACGATGTGGTAAGACATATTCTGCAATATCCTGCCATTGTCGTTCCCATTGGTTACGATTATTTTTTAACTTCTCATGATGTCGATCTATTACTGCCCCTAAAGGACTATCTTGATACGCCATAATAATTCCTATTGTACTTTACCTGCAGTACCACTACCTGTATGGTATGATCTACCCATTAATCTATCTTTTCTTCTTGATTGAGTTAGCATTGTTCCAACAGCCTCTTCAGAACCTGTTCCTCCTCCTACAGATCCAGTAGGGCCAGCAGAGTCACCACCGTCTTCATCTGCATACCCACCTTCACCAGTTACTGCTTTCTTGACAATCTTTCCCCCTTCATTAATATTTCTGATTATAGGATCAGCTATTCCTTGAACTCCTGCAGTTATATTCTCACCAAGTTTTCCTAAACCTGTAGTCAACAATGATGTTGCATGTGTTGCATCTGGAACATTCATATCTTTTAGGGGGTCATTTATATTTTTAACAATATTTGTAATAGGATCAGTTGTGATAGGATTATCTTGCATTATTCCTGTAACATTATCTGTAATTATTGAAGCATCTGGAGTTTTAGCTGTTATTGGATTATCTGTTATTACGTTAGATATATTTTCTTGAACTTTTGCTACTGGTTCTGCAATCGCTTC